CCGCCCCTTTGAAATTAAGAATTAACATTCACCTATCCCTCACAAACTCGTCCCCATGCCTTTCAATTCCGTTAGAAACTACCTCTCTGAAAAAGCTATTCGCATTAAGCAAGAATGGAAACTTTTCCAATCAAACTCTGCCGATCACGCCAAAACCCTCACAGACATCCAAGACACTGATACCCGCCGCATGTACTCCCAAGTATATCACGATTCAAATAACGAATCCGCTGCTCTCGCACTCAACGCAGAATACTCTACCATCGTAGAAGCAATCCGCCTCGACTACCAATCGAAAGATCAACCCTTTCAACTGCACCGACCTCGCCCTGACACTACCCCCGTCCCCGAATCTCGCCTCCCCGCCCCTGGAATCACACTACTCCCCCTTGAATATCACACTGGCCACATCATCCACGCAAACCCGCTTACGTCTCGCCCACTCAATCCCGATCTAGACACTGACAATCTTGAATCATATATTCCCGGTGATATAGACTATGGTCCTACCATTGATCCACTCATCCTCACTCTCGTTAATCGAAAGTATCCTGAATATTTGAACCACATCAACAAATACTGCCGCCCCGCTGGCACTACTGACGCAACATTCCGTGACTTCAACAAACCCCAGATTCCTTCTGCCCCACTTGACCCCGACCGCAAAGAACACGTTCTCTCCTTCGTTTTCAAATTTCTTGACTCCACTCCTTATTTGCCCATCCACTTCGTTGACACCCAATACGCTAAACTCCCTTTAGTTACTGGAACCGGCTACCACAATCGTTTCTCCTACAAACAGAAAGCACACGCTAAATATTCTCATCCTCCTGAATACTCTGAACGCCCCACTTCCAAAGGTTTCTTTTACAACGCAACCTACGAAAACGCTCGCACTCTCATTCATAAGATAAAAGAATCAGGTGTCCCTTTCAACCTCAAGTTCGCTCCTGAAGATACTGACTTATCTGACTCACAGATCCAAGACTATATCAACTCTCACTCCGACTTCTTTAACGACTACCCGACGCTTCTATTCACACGCAACCACATTTCCGACAAAGATAAGACCCTCAAAGTCCGCCCTGTATACGCTGTAGATGATCTTTTTCTCATCATCGAAACTATGCTCACATTTCCCCTCCTTGTCCAAGCACGCAAACCTTCCTGCTGCATTATGTACGGCCTCGAAACCATCCGTGGCTCCAACCACCGCCTAGATTTCCTAGCTAAATCCTACTCCACCTTCTTTTCAATAGACTGGTCCGGATACGACCAACGCCTTCCACGCATTATCACTGATCTTTACTTCACTGATTTTCTTAGACGCTTACTCGTCATCTCACATGGATATCAACCCACGCACGAATATGATAAATACCCCGACCTCACTGAATCATCAATGTACACACGAATGGATAACCTCCTTCATTTCCTACATCTATGGTACAACAACATGACCTTCCTCTCTGTCGATGGCTTCGCCTATCGCCGCCAACATGCTGGTGTCCCTTCCGGTCTTTACAACACCCAATACCTTGATTCCTTCGCTAATCTCTTTCTCCTCATTGACGCAATGATCGAATTCGGCTTCTCAAACTCTGAAATCTCCGAACTCACTCTCTTCGTCCTCGGTGATGATAACACTGGTTTTACCAACTGGTCTTTTCAACGCCTCCACTCATTCGTAGAATTCCTCGAATCCTACTGCCTCGAAAGATATAACATGGTCCTCTCCAAGACAAAATCTGTCCTTACAACGCTCCGCTCTAAAATCGAAACTCTCGGTTATCGCTGCAACTCCGGCTCCCCCCGCCGTGATATTGACAAACTAGTCGCCCAACTATGCTACCCAGAACATGGCATAAAGTACTCAACAATGTCCGCTCGCGCCATTGGTCTTGCCTACGCCTCATCCGGCCAAGATGCTACTTTTCATTCCTTCTGTTATGACATATACCACACATTCCTCCTCTATCACAAAATTGATGAACGCTCTAAGCTTAACATGCTTCGTTTCCTCTCCCTTGGTTCTGACTCTCTTGACTCACTTCCTGATGAAATGTTTTCACGATTTCCCACCATCGATGAAATCCGCTTCCGTCTTTCCTCCTACGCTGGCCCCCTCGCCTTCGCTCCAAAATGGAACTACGCCCACTTCATGAATTCTCCTGATACAATCCCCCCCTCTGCTAAGACTATGCACGACTTCGAAACTGAACACTCCCTTAAAGTTCGAACCGCTCCTACCTTCGCAAACGGTCCTACATTACCGAATTAGTAACAACTTTTTTCGCCCTTTTGTTCTATCGCTTTTAATTATTTAAAAA